GTCTTCAATGTCGCTTCTAGACATTTTACCACCATACCATAACCATTTATCTTTATCTAGTTCTTTCATTCGTCTTTCATAACGAATAACTTCTAGTTTCTTGTTAGATAACAGTTCAGCATATTTGGCGTGTAACTTGGGTACTTGGAGTGAGGATGCGTCTAATTCGATATCATCAATTACAGAATCTATCTTCCACATTTCTTGAATTTCTTTTAAAGTCATACTATAATTATAACAGCTTTCGCTGATTTGTCAAGGTTAAGTACTTGTTTTTATTTTAAAAAGTGTATACCTAAGCGTTACATCACAGGTCGCGTACTCTTGTTCACCTTGAGTGGAGAACTCGATATTACCTAGTGAAGTTGGGAAACAATCTTCAAACATGAATTCTACATTCGCATTGTTGGAAGAAGTGTTAACTAGTATTGTCGCGTCTGAATACATATCTTCAAAACTAGCGTTACTAAATTTACCTGTAGATGTTTGTTTCGCATTTACTAGTGATTTAAAATCATCTGTATCGTAACCCGGTCCTAATTGTATAATCCAATTATAGATTTCTTGATAGTTTGTCATATCTTCATCTACAATGAATGTTACTGTTAATGGATCAAACACGATATTATCACCCGGTAAATATGATTGTATTGCTAGTGTTGTGTTGTGTACAGCTTCACTAAAGTTAATTCCCGGAAGTGTTACTCCTGTACAGAAGTATTTAACTTTCGGAAGTTTATTGATTTGAAAATCAAAATTAATCGGTGATAGATAATTTAAATTTGTCGGTTGATCCGCCTGCCAATTAGCTGTTGCCATGTTCTTTTACTACCTTTATAAAATCATTCCATCTATAAAATGTTTTTGTTATATGATCATAAAACCAACCTGTATATTTGTGGTTTTTATGATCGGATTCTATGTATTTTTGTTCCATATTTTTATAGTTATTTATTTTGCCATTTTTCTAATAACCAGTCATACCATCTTTCTATGTATTCTTCTCTGGTCATTCTATTATTCGCCGCATGCGGGCTAAGGTTTTCATCTTCGTTATCTAACCACATTCTAGTACAAAATGATTGAAAATCTTTATCGTCCATACTAGTATTTATAACAGGGAGAGAATGAACTCTCCCTGAAATTTACTTATTTTTGATTTACAAATTCATTTAACTGTCTTGCAGTTTCAATGACTTCATCTGCAGTAATTTCTATTACTGGCAATCCACCAGCTTCAAGTTTGTTATCTACATTAAAATAATGTGCATCAACTTTGCGTTGTGCATTCATTTCAAGTAAACCTTGTGCTTGTGACAGTAAATCGGCTCTAATTTCGAACCCTGATTTTGAATCGGACATGATATCCTCCTGTGTGTATGTGTGTGAGTTGTCCTCGTGACTTCTCTATAGTATATTTATAACAAAAAAAAGAGCCCCGAAGGGCTCTTTGAAATCGATTATGATTTAGAATTACTACGACTTATAGAAGATTTAACACTTCGAATGATCTGTAGTAAGAGTTGGTAGAAGTAGCTGCCAATCCAGATGCCGGAGTAGAACCTACGAATGGGTTTGAAACCATACCGTATCTAGTTTTGAATCCGATTTTTGGTTGGAAAGTATCTTCGCCAACTGCACGAACCATTTGTAATGGTACATAAGGACAATAGAATACACCAGCGTCAAAAGGATTAGATCCTCTATAACCGACTGTACAATATCCTTCACCACCAGTAACGCCAGTAGGACGTTGAGTCACACTTGCGTAATATGGATCGATATACACTTTCAGGCTTCCGTTAAGGACACCAGCAAAAGTGTTTCCAGTATCATCAACATTTAATTTTGTTGATAACGCTGGAGCGTAGTCTAATACACCAGCCATTGCAAGTGCAGACGCTACATCACTAGAACATAGGATAAAGTTTCCTTTACCTCTTCGTGTTTGTCGTGCTATAACATTAGCATTTCTTTCAATGTGGTACATAAGACCTTTGAATTTTTCAACAGACCAACGACCAGATGAATCTACATCTAGGTTGAATTGTCCGTTTACAGAAGTTCCTGTTAGGTTAGCTTCTGAAGCAACACCTTCGATCTTAGCTTGATCATTAACAGTTCTAACAACTTCTCTGTTGATTTCCGCAAGGATTTCACCAGATAGAATGTTTGCTAATTCTGTTTCTGCGTCAAGGCCATGAATCGCTTTAAGGTCTTGTGCGAGTTCTATAGTGTACTCTGCTTTTAGCGCTCTGCTTTTAGCTGTAACTGTAGCTTTCTCAATCGTGAACGACATTTCTGGAATCGTAGCGTCGATCTCAGCTGTTGCTGTTGCAACACCCGCACCAGTTGTGTAACCAGTTTGGATTGCTGTATTAGCCGAACCTGAAGCAAACGGGTCTGCTCCTGCATGTGTACCACCACCTGCGAAGTCAGTATCAGCTTCGTTAAATAACGCTTCTGTTCTGTCTACTGCAGTTGTGCTATCAACATATCTAGCTTTCATCGCAAAGATAAGACCAGTTGGTCCTGTCATTGGCTGAACACCACATATATCATATGCTACTAAGTTAGGCATTGATCTACGAACTAATGAAATTAGAATTGGATCCCAGTTAGCTGCTGTTGCAGTTACGCCACCAGGCGCTCCAGCTACAGTACCAGTACCAGCACCAAGTGCTTCATTCATCGCGCTTCTTTCTTCTTGAATCGCTCGTTCTTGATTTTCAAGAATAACGGCTGTAACAGCTCTTTTGTAAGAGTCTTCGATCTTTGGAAGATCGCTGTGCTCTAGAACTGGTGCCCATTTTTCTTGTAAGTTTTCTGACATAAACATTGTTTATATCCCCCTTATTGTTTCTAAGAATCTATCTTAGAAAATTTACTAATTGCGGCAGTATAACCAGCCATTGAAGGGTCAACAACTTTGTTGTCTTCTTCGTCTGACTCATTAAATGCTACATTACTTTCATCAGAGACTGCTTCAAGCTTGTCGCCTTTGAAATAAGCTTCTTTCAATGTTGAAACTTTCTCTACGAAATTTCCTTCATCTTCAAAGTCTACATCTTCGGCTAGTTCTTTTAACTTCTCTATTTCACTATCAGCTAGGTCTTTCGACGCTTCACTAATAATCTTTTCACGTTGAAGCTCTTCGATATTTTGTTGAGCTTGGATGTTGCTGGCAACTTCTTCGTTCAACTTATCTTCCATATCGTCAAGTCTTGCTGCTAGTTCTTCAACTACATCAAACTTGTCTTCTGGTACTTCAACATAATGTTCCTCAAACAGTTTTTTCAAACCATTTATGAAATCTTCGGTGAGTTCGGATTTTAATCCGCGCTCGATAGCTAGTTCATTTTCTTTAACCCAGCTTTCAGAAACATAGTTCAGATAAGAATCAACTTTCTCGGACAAATCATCTTTGATTTCTTCGATCTTTTGGTTCTGTTCTTCTTCTAGTTGTGCTTCTTTTTCAGCTGAAAGTTCTTTGACTTTAGCTGCTACTGAGGCTTCAAAAATTGTTTTAGCTTTGTTCTTGAATTCTTCGGATAAATCTTCATCGCTAACAAGAGCTTCAATGTCATCTGTCATGTCGATTTCGTAAGATTCTTTTTTAACAGATTCTTCTTCTTCATCATCTTCGTATTCTTCGTCCTTTTTGGAAGTTGATTTCTTTGATTCTGTAGATGCAGTTTTCTTTTGAATTTTTTCTGATTCACCTTCATCTGAGTCATTATCTAACTCTTTGATGAATGAGGTTACTTCAGCGATTGATTTGTCTTTAAGAGACTCTACTACCTTTCTTATTAAGGCATTTCGACTTAGTGACTCGGATTTTTCATCTTCATCGCCATCTTCGTCATCTTCATTTAAACCAGCTACTGCTGCTTTAAGTGCTTTGGCGTCCATTTCTTTCATGGATGCTACGGCTTGTTTTAGAAGATCAGCTTTTGACATTTCTTCAAGATTAGGAGTTTCAGAATCATCTTCAACTTCTTCTTGATTTACGGCCTTACCTTTCTCGACTTTAGTCTCACCATCTTTTAAATCTTCTGCTTTGTCTTGAGCAGGTTCGCCACCAGGAGCTTTCGCTTTCTTAGTTGCTTCACCAGCTTTCTTGACAGCTTCAGAATCTTTTTTAGGTTCGTCTGCGTCGGGACTAGATTTAGCTGCAGGAGCGGAACCACCTTTACCAGGTACTTTGTGCTGAACATCAGCCGCTTCTGTCATTACTTCTTCTATTGATTGTTCTAAACTTGACATTTGAACTCTCTCCCTATTAATATTAATTATATAATTAATTCTATTATGAGTTATTTATAATATTATAAATTTTCA